GTGTTTCCGGCAGCGGCTCGGCGTAGAGATTTAATGAGCGCTGGGCAGCGGCGATGACGCTGCGCGCCTGGTAGGCCCCGCCAGTGAGTGCCACCCTCGCCACTACGCGAGCACCATCACGCGCACTGCATTGGCCGTGCTGCCGCCTGTTGCCGGGAAACCGGCCGTGAAGCCCGCAGGCGTCGTGCCGGTGAAGGCGCTGTCCCCGAAGTTCGCGGTAACACGGTCCGAAGTCTGCCCGGCCATCATCGCAAATAGGTTGCCGGCAATGGAGGTAATGCTAAGCCCTCCGGATGCGGTTGCCGGGTTGGCTGTGCCGCTGCCATTCCATTGCCCGGCGGCGCCGATGCGGAGCCAGATCAACTGCGCTGTGAAGTCAACGGCGCAGCAAACCACGCTGCCCGGCGCGACCGTCGAGCCTCCAGTGATCGTGCTTCCCGTGTCCGAATTGTTGATGAAAATGTGGCCGTTCAGTCTGGATACCTTGGCACAAGCCGTCGTCGGCGCTGATATGGATGCACTCGCCAATGATATCCCGGAAACAATGGTGTTGGTGTTTATGGTGGTCCAGGTGTTCTCCCAGTAGTATTTGCCGGAACTAAGCGAGGCAACTGAGCGCACACCACCCGTGCCTGTGCCAACCGTCGCGATCAGGTTGCTGCCGGTCAACGTGACATTGGAAAGATCGGCCGGGTTCCATGTGGTGTTCGCCATCAGGTGCGCGCCGCCAGGATCGTGATGCCGATGTCGGCTAGCGTCGCGTCCTGCGAAGACGGCGCCACGATCTGCAACGTGTCACCTGCCGCGAGCGAACCTCCGGTTCCAGCAAGGGTGTTGCTAGTGGCAGAGGTCGCGGTGATTGTGACGGTGCCTAATGCGGTCGTGACGCCTGCGGCGGTGATGCGGTTGACGATGAAAACGGCCGATGCGGTGGTCCTGGTGGTCGAGAACGTCACTGCGCCCGCCAGCGATGCGGGCACGGTAATGGCGATCGGCACCGGCACGTTGACGATGGCGCCGGCCGCCGGCTTGCCCGCGAATGGGAAGGAAATCGGCAACTGCTTCAGTGTATCGACATATGCCTTGGTGGCGGCGTGCAGATTGGCTGTCGGGGCCTGCGCCAGCGTCACCGCGCCACTGCTGACGTGGATCGCCTCTGACGATGTTTCACCGCTAACGGCCAATGCTGCATAGCCAGGCGTACCGCTATTATCGACGGTGAGCGCGATGCCGGTGATCTGGTTCTGGATCAGCACTGCGCCGCCGTCGGACGTGTCTAGGATCAGCAACGACTGGCCGCTGCCGGTGTTGCGGATTTGCATGGCGCGCACGGGGCTGGTCGATAAGACGTTTAACTCGCCGCTGATGGTGCCGCCGGTCAACGGCAGATAGATGCCAGGACCAGTGAGCCCGTCGACATAGGCTTTGTTCACCGCGTCTGATGGCACCTGCGGCGCATTGACCAGGCCATGGATGAAGAACCCGCCCATATCGATCGGGCCGGTCATCGTGCCGCCGGTCAGCGGAAGGTAACTGCCACTGCCACCTGTCGCCGTGCCATTGCTGGCAGCCGTGACGCGCCCGGTGGCGTCCACCGTGATATTGGCCAGCGTGTAGCTGCCTGCGGTCACCGCGGTATTCGGCAGCCGCGCCGCGTTGAGCAGCCCCGAGGTGATGTTGTTGGCATTGGTGGTGTCCGTGGTGGCGCTAGGAGCCACGCTGACGCCGCCCAGGCGGGCAACCACGGGGTTGGGATAGGAGCCGGAGAGATCGCCGCCAGCGGCCCCTGTGGGCGGTCCGCTGCCGCCGGTGGCTTGCGCGATGGCGGCATTCAGCGCCGCTGCCGTCAGCGTATCGCCGGTCTCCCAGGGGTAAGCATTATCTGTCATGGGATCACCCCAACACGCTGTCGCCGCCGACAGTCCAGGCGCGATTCAGCCCGCGCCCGACCCAACTCGACACGTCGCCACCCCATACGCCGCCGACCGCAGCCGGCATTGTCATGGTGGCAATCTGGCTGTTCGCCATCTCGATGGTGTTGATCGCCTGCTTCATCGCCGCGACGTGGTCGGAGCGGGCGGGAAGCCCGTAGGCCATCTGCAATCGCACTGCGAGCGACCACATCAGCGCCTCCAGGTATTCCGGCGGCAGGTTCAGCGGATCGGTCAACGTGGTGTAGGTCGGCAGCGATGCCTTGAGCATCATGTGCATCTCGTATTGGCCGCCGGGCGGGATCGGCCAGAACGTCACCCGGCCAATCGGCCACGAGCTGTCGTAGAACACCGCCGCAGGCAGCGAGCGCAGATCCTTGATGGTGATCGACGCCCAATCCTCCGGCGCCTCGATGATGGCGAGCGGGAGGTCTACCGGGTTCGGTCCGGAGAATGGTTGCATCCGGCACCATGCAGCGTGGATCTTGTCCGGGCGTGCGGTGTCGAAGTCGGCGCCGGGGCCGATGGTGTAGAAGTTGGCGCCGGTGCTCACGAGCGACACCTGCGGTAGGTTCCAGATGATCCACCGCTTACGCTGCCATTGCGCGATCAGCATGCGCAGCAGATCGAGGCCGGTGTTGCTGTCGTCCGCCAGCGGGGTCTGGCCGACGCCATTGATGCCGCTCGCGCGCAGCGTGAAGGTGATGAGATCGCCGGTAGTTTCGATCATTGTGATTGCCTAGGAAAAGGCGTCCCGATGCTGCCGGGCATACGCTCGGGACCACACGCTGGAGAGGCCCTGGTTGGCAGGGAGAAGCCCGGCAGCGAGTTCAGGCCGACAGGATGCCGAACCAGAGACCGGGACCAGGCGACACGAACGTCTCCCCGCCCCCCGATGCCAGGCTGATGCCAGTGGCAGCGATCACGCCGTTGATGGTGTCGGACGTGCCGGGGGCCGCGAATACCTGCATCGCGGCCACGCCCTTGTTGAGCACCACCACCTCCTGGCCGCCGATAGCAGGCGGCAGGGACACGCTATCGGCCGCCGTAGCGCAGGTGCCGATGTGGTTGATTGCCGCCATCAGCGGTAGTGCGGCTGCGCGTGTGCCGCCGGCGTGGGCTACGAGGCCGGAGGCAAACGTCAGGCCGCCCCCGCCTGTCAGCAGCCCCGGATCGAACAGCTGTGGTCCTCGATCGTATGGCATGGCTCGTCCTCCCTAGTTTGCACAGAGCCTGCACGCGAGTTGCGGCCGCATCGCGACGGCGCCCCACAAAACGTCGATTCTGATAGGGAACGTATCGTCGCTGATGCTGTATTGCCGCACGGCGCGCATCGAGATACCGTCCTTCACCACACGCGAGGCCATATCAACACCTCCGGGCATCACGAGATCGGCTGTGGCGAAGGTAAAAGCGTCGGGCGCATAAGCGAGGCTGAGCCCGGTTGCGGTGCTGGCGGTGTTGGCAAACGTAATCGGCGCGTTGTTGGCCGGCGAGGCGTTGACGTTCTGCTGCGGTCCGCTGGTGACGATGGCCGGTGCAATCGACATGTTGCCGGCACCACCCGTGTAGGCCGCCGTCAGCACGAACTGCTGGAGGACGCCGCTGTTGACCTTGGTCTCCGGATGCACGCGGTATACGCCAGCGATGGTGAACACGTCGCCCGCGTTGCCGGCGCCGGTGCCGGTGATGACCGCCAGCGTGCTGCCGGTCTGGGATGCGGGGCTCACCAGATAGCCGCTTTCGGCGCCACGAGTCTGGGTGGTGAGGTGTGTATTTTCCGCCCACTCGAAGCCGGCGCTCAACCCCATCACGCCATCAGTGTATTGCCGCGCGATCTGCGTTGACTGCTGGAACAGGCCCTTGAGGCTGTCCACCATGTCGACATTGTCCTGCGTGTTGATGCGCAGCTGCCACTGCTTGGACTGCGGCGTGAGATTGTCGAGCATCACCTTACGTGCCTGCAGGACGGTCTTAAACACCTGTGCGGCACCTGCCGTGCCGACCTGGTTCCACACCGCTGGCCACATCATGCCGATGGTGGTGGCTTCGATCTGGGCTGCCAGCACAGCGATCGCCGGCTCGATGTAGCGGGCCGAGAACTCATCGATGGACAGCGTCAGCTCGGCGGACGAGAACGAGAAATCCACATGGTATTGGTTGGTGATCGGCAGGCTGACCTGGGTTTCCACGGTGTTCTGCAGCGACAGCGCCGGGGTGGTGCTGACGGTGTATTGCACCGGCAGGCGGATACGCAGTGTGCTGCCGATCTTGGCGCCGGTGTTGGCGAAGCTGTCGTCATACTCGCGATTGATCGAGCCGATGAAGTTGCATTTTTGGTGGAGGATCGCCAGCGCCTTGGCGGTGATCATGTTGATAGTTAATAACGTATTAGTTGCGGGCATGGTGGTCTCCACTACTCGCGGTTGAAGGGGAGGCGCCCGCTTCGTGGAGCAAGCGCCGGTTCAAACCGCTGTCGCAGTGAAGAAAAGCCGCGCAGACAGGCGGGGAAGCACGTTACGCGGTGTTATCGGACCCGCTACCCGGTCAGGCA